TCAATTTGTTCGTTGAGTTTTGTCTCCATTTCATCTAATTTTTCGCTCATCCCCTCAACCATATCGTACTTCTCTTCTGGAATATCCATGTAGTGTTCGGTGAACACTCCCTTAAGAGCAGACATAAAGGACTCAGCAATCTCGGTGCGAATACCTTCGTTGATTGCGAGCTTGTTATCATTAATCCATTGTTCTACAATATAGTTCAAGAAGGAGTCAACCTTAGATGACATCTCCTCCTTGATCACGTCAATTTGCTCATTCAACTGAGCAGCATAGCTTTCTTCCAGACGCTTGGTTTCTTCTTCAATCTTGGAAGAAACAGCGGCGCTGAAAATTGTTGTTGCTTTTTCTTTGAATTCTTCAGAAAGATCCTCGCCATTGACGAGTGCATTGATGTCATCAGTAACATCAATCTCTTCCTTAGCCAGTTTAGGCATTGCGTCCCCGCCACCACGACTGACCTTCTTGCCAGCCATATCCTTACCGCCTTCTAATTTAGGCATAGGATCTTGCTTGCCTTCGCCCGAGTTAACTGCAGTCTTAGACTTTTTAACTGGAGCAGCAGCCTTAGCACCAGAGTTCTCAAACTTACCTGAGTACTCAGCGGATGATCCTGCAGCCATTGGTTCAACATTGGCAACAGCAACATCAGCACCTTGAGCAGCAGGAAGGTGTGATCCCTCAGCTGGTGCAGCACCAGCGTTTACAGCATTTTTCATTTCTGTAACAGTTTCCGCATCAACATTTTCTGATACGAAATCTTCAAATTTCTCGTTTAACGAATTAGCCATTTAAAATAACCCCTAAAGGACCTTAGTTTTTCTATTACTTATTTATTAAAATTATAAGTTAGAGAGCAGTTTCTCAAAGCTCTCAAGGATTTTACCCTCAAGATCTCCGCGTGATACTCTCTCTAAATCTTCTTTTGCTTGCTGGAGTTCAGCTTCTTTAAATGCTCCATTGTTCCAGACCCATTCTTTTCCTTCCATGATTCCGTTGACGAATGCATCAGGGGCAGAAGGATCAGCAACAATATCAGCAGCAGTTGTGAGCATAAAGTCATCGCGGACATAATTTGAACCACCCTTAGACTCAAGACTACCTACACCTCTAGAAGAAACTCCAAGTTGCACACCTTCACGGAGAAGGTTCTTTGCAATTTGACCCATAGGGGTTTCAAGAAGTTTTGCCTTACCAACATAGTTAGAACCATCTTGATAAAGTTCTACAATCTTATGTGAAACACGATCAAGGTTGATGGTAGGACCATCGGGATGACCGAGTTCACCAAGAGCACGAGACTTGTTTACAAAATTTTCATTGTAGTTAGTTACTTCGCGCTGAAGAACAGGCATTGGATATACTCTTCCATTGCGATTCTTGATATCGCCTTGGAGGAACACTCCCTGAATATATGTATACTCTTTTCCATCCTTCTCTTCAGTGAGAAGTTCAATATCTTCAATGTGCTCTACGATTAGTTTCATTGTTCTTCTTCGGGTTCGGTTTCGGTGGTGGGTTCTTCAATCTCCTGTTCTGCGGATCCTTCTGGTTGCGGAGCATCAATGTTAGGATCACCCTCACCAACCTCAGGTTCTTCTTCGGTTGTGGGATTCATGAGTTGACCAGCATATTCCTTTTTATAGGAATCTAATGCCTCAGATGCTTTCGCATAAAGAAGGTCAATCACTTCATCAGATGCAACAGAGTTCTCTCCGTTAACAATTTTGTCAATCAATTCTTTAGTAACAGTCATAATTGTAAATTAATTTATAAAGTTATTTAGTTTTCAAGCTCTTTAGAAGTCTGTGGTTTCATGGGAGGTTTCGTTGATGTATCAACTGGACCGCCTGCTGGTGGAACTGGAGCATTGGGATCTTCCACTGGCATGACTGGAGTATCCATAAGTTCACCAGACTTTTTCTCTGCTTCAATTTGAATGCGGATCTCTTCAATCTCGGATTCTTTTTGCTGTAGAATCTGACGCTTGATATAATCGTTAGAGTAATAAACTCCCATGAAAGGTTGCATTCTTTCTACGAGGTTTAATCTCTCACCGATCATCTCAATCTCTTTGAGTTCAGTGAAATGGTTATCAAACAGATAGTCATATTGAATATGCTGTTCCATCAATTCCCAATCATCCACAGTGATGACACCTTTGAGGATCAATTGAGTCTTCAACATATCATTGAAGAGATGTGAGAATTGCTTGCGGAGTCTACCGACAAACTTAATAAATTTAAGTTCATCACGCAGGATCTCATTAGAGCGTCCAAGACTAAATCCCTTTTCCTCGCCCACGCGAGATGGTGGGAGGTTTAGCGATTTGTAGAGTTTCTTCAGGAAGTATTCAACGTCCTTCAGTTCTCCAAGATTCTGAGCACCAGGAAGTGTGGTGATCTCTGTTCCTCTACCACCTTCGCGGCGAGGTAACCAGAAATCTTCCAGCATACTCATGAACTTTTTGTCGTCACGAATCTCACCAGTGCTGGCATCATATACCAGTTTATTTCTATAGCGAGACATGACCTCACGCAGATATTGTTCTGCCTTGACCTTTGGAAGATTACCAACGTCAATGTAGAAAATACGACGCTCAGGTGCGCGGGACATTCTATAGATAACCAGAGAATCTTCAATCATTCTCAGTTGGTTAACTGCCTTGAGTGCCTTATGAAGATAAGACAATGGCAGATTTTGATTCATGTCCATCAGTCCTGACGTGCAGAACGTGATCGCATCGGGTGCAATCTTCACACCGAGTTGATCGTTCCCTGCAAGACTGACCGCTGCTTTATGGTTGAATACTCCTTTGGGATTGTAGAGATAGTATTCATTTACATCACCGTAGTTTAAAACTTTTGCTTTATCTCCACCACCTGGCGCAGGTTTCTTCTTAACCTCACGCATTTTCTTGATCTTCAGTGGATCAATATAACGGAGTTCTTGAATACCCTCAGTGGGTTTTGCTACATCAATTACCTTATGATAATATAGTCTTCCATCAATATACCAACGTCTGAAAATATGATAGCATTTTTTATCAAACTGCAGTAAGCGTTTGATCTCGTTAAATTCTTCTCTGATTCTCTTCTTGATTGACTCGCTCTGCTCAAGATTAGAGAGTTCAATTTCTACAGGTGAATCATCACCATCTGCAACGATTGCTTCGTTGACTACTTCATCAATTGCGGAGTCAACTTCAGGGTGTAATGAGACTTCGCGATACTTTCGGATCTGCTCAAACTCATTTCTGGAGACACCCTCCATATCAACATATTGACCGTAATAACCTCCAGCGGAGATTGTTACGGTCCCGTCGTCATTATTAGGAGCAACAGGGGAGATTAACCCCTGCTGCTTCTTTTTCTTTTGGTTTCCTTTATCAAGAGAAAACCCAAATAACTCCGCCATTGTATAAGGTTAACTACGTTTACTGTAGTTATTTATCCAGGTCAGATAGTAGCGCCAGCGCCGATGTCAATAGAACCATCAGACTTATTAGCTTCCCACCAGTCATACTGGAATTCAACAGTGTACTCAGCAATGGTGTTGTTGTTGTCGTAGGACAGATCAATCTGAGCAATGTTGGTTGGGAAAGCGTTGTAGAAATCATACGATCTTACAACACTATGTGGATCCTTGAGAGCATCGGAAGCAGAAGTTCCGCGTGCCAGTTGAGAAACTTTCAGTGTAGAAGCAAAATCTGCGGTGTAACCTGCACCGTTCTCATGCTTGTTCAGTTTCTCCATCCACTTCTCAAAGTATCCTCTGACTTCCATGCTCTCATCAGCCATGACTGTGATAGTCCAGGATTCAAAGGTGCGATCACCAGGAAGTTTGATGACTCTGCCTCTGAAAGGAACTTCTACCGTTCCGATTGTGCTGGCAGGAATACCAGCGGAACGGCAGAGGAATGTGAAATCAGCATCTGAACCATTTACCTTGTCCGACTCTGCCAGGTTTGCTTCCAGGTTTGTTACCTGGACCATAAACAGATTAGGGCGGATACCATAACCAATCTTGCCTTTAAATGAAGTTAAGTTTGCCATTGTTTGATTATCTCCTTA